CGCTGGGAGGCAGCCATGACGCCACGTCCCTGCAAGTTCTGCAGTGTCGAGTGCTCGGCCAGCGACCGAGGCCGCGCCGATTGCTACGTGTGCTCCTCGGTCCGAGCTGCTCTGAGCAGCTACTCGCGGCTTTGCCGCGACAACATGGCCCTGGAGCGGCGCGTCCGGGAGCTGGAGGCCCAGCTCGCAGCCCTGCAACCGGAGGTGGCCGATGGGCCGACCACGTAGGATGCATCGGCTGCGGCTGATCGAGGCCGCGATCCGCCGCAATCAAGAAGCCATCGAGAAAGAGCGGCGGATGATGTACGCCTCCGCGGCCAGGGTGGCGAAGTGGCGGTGGCATTTGCAGCGGTTGGAGCGGCTGCGGGAGCGGCTCTGCGTTGACAATGCGCAGTCAACGTGATATAGTGAAGTCGAGCTGTGCGCGGCTCTTCTGCCGCCTCAAACGCGCCTTCCCAGCGCGTGCGGGGCGGCTTTTGCTTTGTGGGCGAGTATGATCATCCGATGCGAGCAGTGCGGCAACGTGGTGGGCAAGATAGTGGCCGGATACTGGGTCATCCGCCACCGGCGCCGGTGGTGGATCGGCCGCGAGGTGGTCGCCATCCGCTGCGAGCGCTGCGGCACCCTGTGGCGACCCAATGCGGAAACCATTGCAGAGGAAAATGAGGATGGCCAGCCAGGTGAGTGCTCGCCGGCTGCAAGCGTTGCAGCGCCAGCTCCAGGCGCTGGAGCTGCGGCGCCAAGGAAGGCGTTATGACGAGATCGCCGAGATGCTGGGCGTGTCGCTCTCGAGCGCCTGGCGGCTGGTCCACCGCGCCTATCAGCGGTCGCTCAAGCTCGCGGATGACGAGGCCGAGATGCAGCGCCAGCTCGACTTGCAGCGGCTTGACGCCGCCCTGGCGGCGATCTGGCCGGCGGTCAAGGCGGGCGAGCTGGCAGCTATCGACCGGCTCATCAGCATCCTGAGCCGGCGCGCACGACTCCTCGGCCTCGACCGGCCTGAGGAGCAGAAAGTTGACATAGGCAATGCGCTGGCGGACATCCTGGCAAGACTCGCTGATCGCAGCGATACAACAGACCACTGATGCCTGTACCTTCGCCCATGCCTGGCTGCAGTGGGAGCCGCATGCCGGCCAGCAGCGATGGCTGGCCGCGCCCGAGCGCAGCACGATGGTGCTCGTCACGGGCCGGCGGTGGGGCAAGAGTGAAGTTGCCGCCATGCAGGCCCTCTACTATGCCGTCTTTCGCCCGAAGACCCGCCAGGGCATTGTCAGCGTGACCCTGGACCAGGCGCGGCTCTCGTTCGACGTGGCGCTGATGATGTGTCAGCGGCAGCCGCTCTTGTCGGCGCTGGTGGACAAGGTGCGGGAGACGCCCTTCCCGCTGCTCAGGTTCAAGCACGGCAGCGAGATCACGGTGAGGACCGCTGCCCGCGAGGGCATCTACCTGCGGGGCCACAAGTTCCATCGCTGCATAGTGGACGAGGCCGACTACCTGAGCGAGCGGCTGATCAACGACGTCGTGCGCATGACGCTGGCCGACGTGGGCGGTCAACTGGTCTTGATCTCGACGCCGAGGGCACGGCGGGGGCTGGTCTATCGCGAGCTGCAACGGGGCCTCGCCGGCGATCCGGCGGTCTACGCTCAGCAGGGGGCCACGTGGGAGAACCCGAACGTCGACCATGGCTACATCCAGAGTCTGCGTGACCGGATGACCGCCTCTGCATGGCAGCGCGAGGTCGAGGGCGTGTATGCCGATGATGATGCGGCGGTGTTCCGCTGGGAGGACATCCAGGCGGCGTACGAAGTGGCAGACTGGGCCCTGCCGCTCTCGCCCGACCCGACGCGGCGGTACGTCTGCGGCGCGGACCTGGCCAAGGCGGAGGACTGGACGGTGATCACGGTCCTTGATGCCACGAGCAAGCCGTACCGCCTCGCCTACTTCGAGCGCTTCCAGCGCCTGCCGTGGCCGGCCGTGGCGGCCCGCATTCGCGAGGTGCATCAGCGCTACGGCTGTCACCGGACGCTCATCGACGCGACGGGTGTCGGTGACGCGGTGCTCGACGAAGTCCGCGACGTGGCCCAGGGCTATGTGTTCACGGGGCGCAGCAAGATTGATCTGTTGACCAATCTGCAGGTGGCCCTGGAGCGGCGCGAGGTGCAGTTCCCATTCATTCGCGAGTTGGTGGACGAGCTGCAGGGCTACTCATGGGGCGACAAGGACCTGACAACCGACTGCGTGATGAGCCTGGCACTGGCGGTGTGGGCAGCCGGGCCTGTGGGCCCAGCGGTGATAGAGCTATGAGCGATCGCTTCTGGTTATACGGTGGTGGCGGGCCGCTGCGCGCTATTACCGTCGAGGAATTCCTGGAAGCGTCCGCAAGCGTGGTGGGCACTCGCGGCGTTGCACAGGCGTATGCTGCTGTGCCCTGGGTCTATCGCTGCGTGCAGCTGCGGGTGGCAGCCATCGGGGGGTTGCCGTTCAAGATCTATAACTCGGCTGGCGATGAGATCGATTGGCCTGTCGCTCCTGCGCTCTCGCCGATCCTGCACCGGATAGAGTTTGCCCTATGCCTCTACGGCGCATCCTATCTGCTCAAGCTGCGGCGTGGGCGCCAGCTGACGGGCCTGCAGTGGCTCAATCCGGCAACGGTAACTGTCAAGAGGGATGCGCGGGCTGGATTGGTCGGATTCGAACAGACGGCAGGAGGTGCTACGACCTCCTATAGGGCGGACGACATCGTCTACCACCGGACGTTGCACCCTCAAGATGACCTTGGTCCTGGGATCGCACCTGCGGCGGTGGCAATGCACGCAGCACGGCTGGTCAGTAATACGGCCGAGTACATGGCCAGGTTCTTCGAACAGGGCGCGATCCCGGCAGTGCTGCTCACAACAGAGCAGCAACTGAGCCAGTCAGACATTGAGCAGGTGAAGAGTTGGTGGGAGCGTACCTTCGGAGGTGTCAAGCGCGCATGGCGGACCGGTATTCTGGGCCGCGGCCTGAAGCCGCAAGTCATCGGCAGCCCGCTTAAGGACATGGTTCCAGCCGATCTGCTGGCCAACATGCGTCAGCAGATTGCGGTAGCGTTCGGCGTGCCTCAGACGTTGCTGGAGGACGCAGCCAACTACGCGACAGCGCGTGAGCATCGGCTCTCGTTCTACTATGAGACGGTGTTCCCGGAGGCAGACCTTATCGCCTCCGAACTCAACCAGCAACTGTTCGCTCCCTTGGGCCTAGAGTTCGCCTTCGACTATGGTGCTGTCGAGGCGGTCCAGCAGGATGAGGCTACAAAGGCACAGGCTATCGTCCAGCTCTATCAGATGGGAATCATCTCACGCAACGAGGCCAGAGAGCAGCTTGGTCTTCCCGTTGAACAGCCACCTGCGGCTGAGCCGTCTGCTGAAGAAGGCGCGATCGAGCCCGAGCCTGTGACACCAGAGGCTGCGAAAGACCTGGCGCGCTGGCGGCGCAAGGCGGAGAGGGGCGATACTGCATTTGAAAGCGAGGTGATCCCGGGGTGGGTTCGGAGGGCAGTCGCGGCGCGGCTGGCGAGCATGTCGCCTGCTGAGGCCATCGCGCCATTCACGCGGGCGTATAGGCGCGAGACGGCAGAGGCGAAGCTCCAGAAGCGGATGGCCAAGGCCTTCGAGGACCACATTGACGACATTGCGCGAGAGGTGGCTGAAGGGGCTATGCCAGAGCTTGAAGGGCTCAACAAGGACCTGTACGGGATCATCTTGAGCGCTCTGACCGATGCGACCATCAATGCCCTGATGGCCCGGGCGTCAGACGTAGGGATCGGTGTTGACTACGACAAGGTCGTGACCGATGCGTCGGCGTGGGCGCGGGAGTACGCTGGGCAACTCATCAAGCAGATCGATGACACTCAGCGCCAGCATGTGCGTGAGGTCGTGGCCCAGGTGGCGAATGGAGAGATCGACGGGGCCCAGGCCAAAGAGCTCCTGGCCCCGATGTTCGGAGACGTTCGAGCACAGACGATCGCGGTGACCGAGCTCACGCGAGCCGAGTCGCAGGCCCACGAGATGTACGTGGCCGAGTTGAACGAGCGGGGTGTCGAGATCAACGAGCGCTGGCTGACCGCCGAGGATGAGAAGGTCTGTGATATCTGCGGGCCCCTTGATCACACTCTGCGAGATGTCTGGCAGGCGGCTGTGGGCGGGCCTCCGCCCGCCCATCCGAACTGCCGGTGCCAGGTGGTGATTGAGCATGCTTGAGCTGCAGGTTGATGAGGAGAGTTTGCGACGGACACTGGAAACGCTGGACCCGAGCACCGTGCTTGCGGCGGCTGACCGGGCCCTAGAGAAGCTCGGCAACGAGGTCAAGATCGCGAGCATTCCCTATCCGCCGGAGGCGGCATGGAACCAGCCGGGGGCGTACCCCCACCGGTGGTATCAGAGGCACTTCGGGCCGAGATGGGCGCGAGTGGATGGCAGCATCGGGGGGCGTGACACGTCGGAGCGGATGCAGAAGCAATGGCTCGTTGAGCGTCGGCGCCCCCTCGAAGTGGCCGTGGTCAACAAGGCGAGCTATGCCTGTTGGGTTGTTGGTGACGAGCAGGCCAGCTTCCATGCAGAGCGCGGCTGGCGGAAGACAAGCGACATTGCCCGGGAGAAGCTGGACATGTACCAGAGCCTGCTTGAGCAAGAACTGAGGAGGTAACCATGGCGTGGGTTGCTTCGGGCGCTGGCGACCTGCCACTGGCAGATCGCGGCCGCGCATGGGACGCAGATGCTGCAGAGGCCCGAGTGCGGAAGTGGGCTGGTGGACCAGACAAAGAGAATGTCGACTGGGGCAAGTACGCCAAGGCATTCTTCGCGAAAGATACGGAGCGGGCCGAGGAGTTCACTGGGTATAAGCTGCTGTTCGCCGACGTCATCGATGGAGAGCTGCAGGCAGTACCTCGGGGGATCTTTGCCGTGGCCGCCGTTCTGATGGGTTCTCGCGGTGGGGTCGATCTCCCTGATGATGTCCAGAACGATATCAAGGCGAAGGTCGCGGCCTACTACCACAAGATCGAGGATGGCCTGAAGGCGCCTTGGGAGGAGAAGTCCATCCGAGTCGGACGTGTGCTCTCTCAGCGCACGCGAGAGCTCATCGAGAATGCCATCCAGCAGGTGGAGGAGGCGGTTGGGGCTCTGCGCCAACTGCTCGATGATACGGCAGCGGCTGAGCAGCAGCCGATCATCCAGGAGCTACAGTCCGTGCGGATGCTGGCTGAGGACCGCGTTGGCGGCTACGGCATTGTTTGGGGCGGTCGCGACTTGTATGGCACTTATTTCACGCCCGAGACGGACTTCTGGACCGACCGGCTCACGCTAGACCCGCCTGTCCTCTACGACCACGGCATGGACGAGCTCTTCGGCAAGACCGTGATAGGCCGGGTCGTGCGCACCAAGCGGGACCAGATCGGGTTGTGGGTCGAGGCGCAGCTGCAGGCCCACGAGCAGTACCTGCAGGCACTCAGGGAGCTCATCAGAAGGGGTGCGTTGGGCTGGTCCAGCGGATCGGTCCAGCACCTGATGGACGTAGCCGAAGATGGCCACATCCGTTCGT